CCGTTTCTTTCATACTCTTTGTTATTCAAAATCAATGTAATTTTTTTCATGCCTTTCTATCCTCCAATATATCGTTATACCTCTGTGATCCGGTTTTTACTCTGCTGCTTTCGGCTCCTGCACTTTTGCGAACCAATCCTTAATAGCTTCTGCCGCCGTTTTGTCTGTGTCTACCAAATTGTCCTCATCTACGCGCAGGTCGTAAAGGTGATCAATCTCTCTTTCGTGGAAAGTGCCTTTAATGGTTTCGGTCTGCGCTGTCGGCTTCTTGCCTCTTGTCTCGCGGTTTTCGTCGCGTCCCTCTGCAAATCTTCCGACATATAACCATACAAATTCATACTTGCCGTTTAACTTGCGCTCGCGGTAGCCCAGTGCAACCTCCGGTGCGCGGTCGTCGCTGCCTTTCATCAAGTAGCCGTTTTCGTACTTGTGCCCAAAAAGAAACGCCAAATCCTGCGGGGCTAAACTGTTAACCTCGATTTCTACCTCGGTGCCCTCGTATGCGTCCAAACTTTCCTCTGTTCCGTCGTCGCTTTCCAAATCTTCGCTGCTGCGCTTGTCGCTTACCTTTGCTTTGATCGCACGCGCCAATTTATATGGCGTGTCTGTCGTGTACGCGGTCGCTGTGTTTTCCGTCACAAGTGCAACGTAAAAATCTTTTAACCCGACGTAACGACTTCTTTTAATTTCTGCTGCTACTGCCATTTGTTCTAATCCTCGCTTTCTTCCATCATGTAAAACCGTAATGCTTTGTTATACAATCCCGGCTTTTCTTCCACGTCCTGCCCCTCTTGGTAACAAAACCCGGCTTTTGTCAATAGTTGCTTTACCTCTTTTTTTAGGTCTACTGCGTCGTATGTCGCCCATACATTAACCTGCAGGTAGCCCTCTGTTAACTCTGCCTCGTCGTCGCAGTGCCCCTCGTCGGTGTCTGTTAGGCTCCATAACGTAATATGCGTTTTTTGTAACCTTTCGTCGTACCAACCCTGTTTTACTGTTATCCCCCGGTCGCTGATCGGGGCTAACGCTCGCGCTGCAAGTGTAATAATATCCATTGCCGCCCCTTTCTAATCGCTACCCAGTTTGCTTGTGATAAACTTCTGCATTTCTGCTTCTGCTGCCGCGTCAAACGCCGCCCAACATTCGTTAATTGTGCTGTAAATAAAGTCCCGCGGTGCCATTTTGTACGTGCCCCACTCTACGAACTTCATGTAAAAAAACGCGCTGCTGTCTGCCTTTTCCCAACCTACCGCAGCCGTTGGCTCGCCGCCGCTCATTCTGATAGATGAAACGGGTATGTTGTCGGCAGCGTGCCCCGGTGGTCTGTAACCCTTTTTACCGCTTTTCTGGTTGTTCGCTGATCGTTTTATTTTTCCTCGCATACGTTCCGCTGCTATGTCCCGGCTTTTTGTAACGATCCGCTTTGTTATCTGCTGCATTTCCGTTTCATCTGCCAGACTGTTAACCTGCTCTATAAGGTCGTCCAACCCCTCAAACTCCATTGTTATTAGTGCCATCCGTACTACCTCCGTTTTGTGTCACATTATGACACGCGTTAACTTTGTCTGTTTGCTTTCAGCAGTACCGTTGTCTTTTCGTTTTTCTTGAAACTCGCGTGGTATAGGTCGTATATTTCGCCCTCATATCGGATAACATATTTTTTACAATGTGCCTGCAGGCTTTTTATTTTCTTGCAATACTTCACTTCAAAAATGATCGTGTTTTCAAGTTTTGCGTTCAGTGCGTCGTAAATCTCATTTCCGTAAAGGTCTACCGGTGTCGCCCATACGTTGTTATAGTAGTCGGCGTACTCTTTGTGTTCCCGTCCGTCCTCGATCTCTTCCCGTTTCTGCAAAATGTCTATTTTAACGTCCACTGCTGCCGCCCCTCCTTATTTGTACATTTCTTTCAGTAACATAGAGGAAACGGCAGCGCGCAGCAGTTCCGGCTTGTCTGTTCTCTTTTCGCGGTTGTCGTATAACTCTTTGACACTCGTTAAAATTAACATCTTCTGCCGGTTCGTCGGTTCGTCGCGTTTAAAGTCCGGTATCAAGTCGGCTAATTCGTCCAGTACGGTTTCAATAATCAACTGTATAATTTCGTCGTCGTCGTCATAATCGACGCGCATATACTGTTTTACTAATTCCAGATCAAGCCGCATTTATACCGCCCTCCATTTCTTAGCCGTTTACGGCTTCCGTGATCTCTCCGAAAATAAACGCCTTGTCGTCTACCGCGCGAACGTCGAAACGGTCACGGACTTTAACGCCGGTCTGGTCTTTGTCCCATAAATCCCCGGCAGTGTTGGAAATTTCGATAGACATATACTCACGGTCGAAAAGTGTAATTGCCTCGGTCAGATCGCCGCAAATAATCGGGTATGCGTAACCGGTCACTTTGTCGCCCGCCTTAATTTCTCTTGTCGGCAGCGTCTTATTCATCAGTTTTACAACCTCATACGCGCCGAAAAGAATTTTCTTTGTCGGCTGTGTCGGGTCGGGCTGCAGAATATAGTCGCCGTCGCTGTCTTTCAGCTTGTCAAGGTAGTTAAAACCGGACTGGTTCGTAAATACCTTTGCGCCTGCTGCAATAGCCGGGTCAAGGTCAACGTTGAAAACGTCTTTCAAACCGTCGATACCGTTAATAGTTTTAACGGTGCTGTCGTCCTCTCCAAACTTCACGATCTCTTTGAGCTGCTTCAAGATAAAAGCGTTACGGGTTGCGCGGGTTTTCTTGGCAATGTACTTTTTCAGATAACCCATGATATTTTCTGCGGTGTCCTGCAGTAATTCCTCGGTAATCTTCAAAATGCCGCCCTTTTTCGTAACCTTGTACTCGATCTGTCTAAACTTCGGCGTGTCTGCTTCTGGGAACGCTGCCGCCTCTTCTACGTTGTCCCATGGTGTCGCGTCTGCGTCCTCTTCGATAACGCGGGAACCGGTCAGCGTGCTAACACGCTCAACGTTTACGTATTTTTCCAAATCGTCGTCAGTTCTTCGCAGTTCCTCGATCTGTGTACGAATGTCCTGCGGAACGGTCAACCCGCCGTCGGTTCCATTGTTCCCGTTTTCGCTCATGGCGTTGTAAACTTTAACGTCCTCCGGGTCTGCTTCTTTCTTTCTGATACCTGCAGTTAACACGCCTACAAACGCTTTGATTTTCTGCGCGATCGTCGGCGCACCGTCTACGCTCTTTGCGCTTCCTGCTGCCGCTGCCGCTCCTGCTGCCCCTGCTGCCTCTTCGTCTAAATCCTTAATACAGTCAAACATTTCCTGCATTTCGTCCAGCTCTGCCTTTGCTGCCTTTACTTTTTTCAGATCGCCGGTATTTGCTAACGCTCTGATTTCCGCAACTTTGGCGTTGATCTTCGTTAAAAGTGCCTGTGCCTGTCTGTTCATTCTTTTTTACCTCTCTTTCTCATGCCCCGTAATTTTCGAGACTGTCTAAAATTCCCTGCAGTTCCTCGGTTTCTGCCGCTGCCTTTCTTGCCTCTCTGTCGTCCAGTGCTGCAATAACGGCGGCTACAATATCGTTTGTGTCCTTTGTAGCCGGTTTTCTGCCAATGTTCTGCGGTACGTGTTTATAGGTTGCGTAATAGCTGCTTTTTGCTGCTACTGCCGCGGTGCTGCTGTCTGTCTCAAAATTAAAATACCTTTGCGCGGTTGTTGCTCCTAACCACGTTTCGGCGTTTACTAACTTTGTGATCTGGTCGCGCGTAACCCCGGCTTTCGCCTTTGTCATGTAAATGTCGGTTATGCAGTCTTGGCACGCGTCCAGACGTTTAATAGCGTCTTTAAAGTCGTTCGCGTTGCCCCATGCAATCGTTAACGGCTTGTGTACCATAAACTGCCCGCCGGTATGAATAACAACGCGGTCGCAGCCGGAAACGATAACCGACGCAATAGACGCGGCTAAACCGTCTACGTGCCCGGTGGTCTTTCCTTTGTGCCTGCGTATCATGTTAGCGATTGCAAGCCCGGCGTATGCGTCGCCGCCGCCGCTGTTCATGTAAATATTAACTGCTGCATTGTCCGGGATTGAATTAAAAAAGTCCTGCACGTCCTGCGGGCATTTATCCTCTTCAAAATCCGCGGTTTCCCATGCTGCGCCGCCAATATCTCCGTAAAAATAAAGGTCTACCGTTTCTTCGTCCGGCTCTTCGTCCGGGTTTTCTTCCGGGTCGTCGCTCTTTGGTGGAAACGCCGCCGGTTCGTCCGGTTCCTCTTCCGGTTCGTCCGGTTCTTCCGTTTCTTCCTCCTGTTCTGCGTCCTCTGTTTCTTCGTCCGGGTCGTCGTCGGCGTTTCGCATTTCTACATATCCGACGTTTTTTAACTCTCCCGTGATAAAATCGCGCTGTTTAAAGTTCAAACGTTTTCTTCTCAATGGTTTCTTCCTCCTTTCCTGCCTGCTGCCCGGTGTCGGGTGCTGTGCCGCTTTGCTGTCCGTTCCCTGCACCGGCAGCCGCAGCCGCGTTATTCTCTGCTATCTTAATCAACAGTTGCAACGGGACGTATGCACCGTTAATTAACAAGTCGTCGCCGCCCGGTTTGTCTGGTAAATCCACTTTCCGGCGGGCTTCGTTTGGCGATCTAATCGCCTTGTCTACCTCCTGCGTCAGAATTTCGGTTTGTGTCTTGCTATCTGTCCGCAGTATTGCGCGCTCATTGAATTTATAGAAAAATCCTTTGTCCTCTAAATCCGGCGACACGCATTTATAGTTAATTTCCTCTTCATATCCTTTGATTATGAAAAGTTCCGTATCTACTAAAAAACTTAACTGCTGCATTTCGCTATTTGCATAGCTGCTTTTTTCATAGTCGTTTATCTGGTTTGGTTTTATGCCAAACGCCGCCGCGATCTGCAACGCGCTGTACTTCCGCAGCTCGAAAAACTGCGCGTCTGTTAACTTCACGTCTAACGGTGTCAGCTTAAACCCTAACGGTACCGGCATTATACGCCCGGTATTCTTCGCACCGTTTCCGAACTCTTCAAACGCTGCCCGCAGCTTCTCGCGGGTCTTGCTGTCAATGTCCCCGGTGTACTCTAATACCGCCTTTGCTGTCATGCCCGTTTTGTATAGGCTGTTTTGGTAGTTCTGCCCCTCCAACGTGCCCTCTACTTGATCGTGTAAAATCTGCTGCACCGGCATACCATAGATACCATCAATACAGTGTGACGTTTTAAAGTGCAATACTTCATCACTGTTAAAAACGTAGTTCTGCCCACTGTATCTGTCTGTGTACCAATACCAAATACGCCCCTTGCCCTCAAAAATACCCGCGTCGTCTATAATGATCTGTACGTTTTCCGA